CCGAAGTGCCATGCGGCGCGGGCCCGGATGCGTTTCCCTCGGCGGCTCGTTCCTCCAGAGGGCTGAGATAGCGGTAATAGAACAGGGCGGCCAACAAAGGATGCTCGTCGACGAAGGCGGCAATCGATACGTCGGACACTTCCGCCTCAACGCCCTCCCATTCGATGATGGCGTAGAGGGCGAGCCCCTTGATCATCAGGGCGCGCATCAGGCCGCGACGCACGGAAGGATCCTGGGGATCGAGCCCCTCGGTCCCGGCCTTGTGTTCGGCCCAGTCCTCGTAGACCTGCTCGGCTCTCGCCTGGATCATGGCATAGGCGGGCGTGGTGATCGGGCGGACCTTGACCTTCACCCCCTCTGCCAGTTCGAGCCAGACCGGCTCGCGCATTCCCAACTTGATCATGCGTAGCTCTCCACGTCGTTGGTGAGGGTGGCGGTCATCATGCGGCCAGCCACCGTGTTGTTCGCCGCCCGCCATTCGAAGCTCGCCTGCACGCCGCCGGGGCCGCTGATGGCGCGCTTCGGTTTCGGCAGATAGACCTCGTGGGCCTCGATCACGAGCTTCTCGGTGCCCGAGATGATGTAGGCGAACTCGAGGGCCACCGGGTCGCCCGAGGTGGCCTTATCCAGCAGCGCGGTGTCGGCGAAGCGGACCTCGATCGCGCCAGTGAGCGCGGCGATGGTGGGATCGGCGCCGTCGATCTTGCCGTCCGCGCGGATGGTCTCGATGCGCTCCAGGTTGTTCGTATAGGCGAGACCGGCCCCGGTCAGGTTGGCGAGCGGGGCGCCGTCCAGCTTCACTTGGCCCTGGAACTGGCCGAAGCGCTTGAACGGCAGCGTTGCCGGAACGCCCCCTTGGGAGGCGTTGTTCCGTGCCTCCCCCTGGCCGACGGCGTTGAAAGTGGCGGATGCCTGTCCCGATCGCTGGAAATTGAGCTGCATGGAATTGAAGCGCACGCCGCCGATCAGGAAGAAGGCCGGCACCTCGGGCATGCCGATCTCGACCGTGAAGCTCGGCAGCGTCAGGACGCCCGAGCCGAACTCGTGGGCGAACGGCCCCGGCGCCACGCCGGTGGTGGCGGGCGCGCCCAGGAGCGCTTTCAGCCAATGGCCGAAGCAGCGGAGATCGACCGGCACCACCAGATCGCCCTCGACCTTGACGACGTCGCGAGACGGTGCGGTGGGGTCGCGTCCCTGGCCCAGGATGTCGCTGTCGATCAGCCCCTGTTCGGAGCCGAGCGAGGAAGAGACGAAGGGAAAACGGACGAACCCCGCGGGCGGGGAAACGCCGTAGTCGGTTTCAAACGCGGCCAAAAGGATCGCGTTCGCGCCATAGGCACGAGCCATTGCAGATCTCCCGGATTGTGATGGATCAGGCCAGCGGATCGCTGGAGGCGTAGTGAAGCGTCACGGTCACGGCGGCGGCCTTGAGGCCGGCGGCACCGTCGATGGCCAGCTCCCGGGTCCGGGGCGCGCCCCACTCGATCCAGTCGACCAGGCCGCCCAGCGTGCGATCTGCGGCGAGGGCCGAGCCGACCTCGGCGAGCAGATCGTCAAGCGTGGCGGTCGCGTCATCGGCTGGCGCCTGCTGGACGACCGTCTCGACCTCCGCCTGGTGCTGCCAGAGATACAAGAGCGGCGAGAGCAGAATCTCCGGCTCGCCCGAATCGCCGTCGCGAAGGATCACCATTCCGGCAGCCGGCACTTTCTCGGGCAGCGGTTCCTCGCGCTTGACCGTGGCGCCAGGCACCTCGCGGAGGCGCGTGAACAGCGCCGCCAGAACCTCTTCGCGGCGGGTGGGCATGCGATGGAAAACTCCCGGTTCAAGAGCCCATGCGGCGAAAGGCGGCCATTTCTCCGCAGACCATGCGGCGAAATAGGGCGATTTCTCCGCACATCGTGCGGCGAAACGGACGACACCGTGGGAATCAGCGCCCCGGCTCCCGCCAGTTGCGGACCACCAGCTGCGGCAGCAGAGCGAGCCACTTTTCCGCCGCGCCGGCGACGTCGAGGCGCTTGCGCAAAGTGACCTGCGGCACCAACAGGAACATGGGCACCGTGACGAGGCCGCGTCCGGTGCGCAAAGCGCTCGCGCTTGCTTTCGCAAATCCGCCACGCTTGCCGGTGCGGGCACGCCGGTTCTCGGCCACCAGCAGCGACGGCCCGCGCCGCCGGTACACGAACCTGAGCCTTGCCCCGTACATCCGTTCCCACAAGCCGGGAGTCATCTTCCGCCGGCCGTCGCCTAACTTGCCGGCGGCGGGCGTCGGGATGGCCAAGAAGAATCCGCGCTTCGAGCGGATCACGGCGCCTTCCTCGTAGACGCGCACGATGTTGCGCGCCTTGCTGAACACCAGCCCGGCGGCGCGGATGCTCCGAGCGCTCTTCGGATACACCTCGCTCCGCCAGGTGTTGGCGAGACGCTGGCCAAGCCCGGCGCCGGCGATCTGCCGGCGCAGCTCCTGCTTGAGACCGTCGGTCGCCTCGTGGACGCCCGACGTCACCGCATCCTCGGCCGCCTTCATCTCCTCGGCCAGGAAGCGCTTGAGGTCGCCCTCGATGGCCGCATCGAGCCTCATGCCGGCCTCGTATCCAATGTCCAGACCAGCCGTTCGGCATCCCGCGCCGGCTCGCCCTGGACGATGAAGGTCTCGCCGCCGAGGGCTATCGTGTCGCCCTCGGCCGGGTTCGGCACCTCGGAGACCCGCACCTCGAACACCGCCGTCGCCGTGTGCACGGCGACGTCGCCGAACTCGACCTCCCGGTCCGGATGGCGGGCGATCGCCCGGACCGGGATCCCGTCGCCGGTTCCGCCCGGACGCCAGACGGCGTCGCGGGCGACGTTCGGGTCGGCGAACAGGTCGTCGATCGCGTCAGCGAAGACGGTCATGTGCGGTCAGCCCTCCTACGCCAGGGCTTCGGAGGGTCAGTTGCTGGTGTGAATGCGCACCGCGAGGCGCGGCCGCTTGTTGACCGGCAGGATCGAGGCTTCGGTCTTGACATCGATGGCGCTGCCGTCGTTGCGCGCGATCTGGCGGGCGTAGATCGGTAGCCCCACGGTGTTGACCGTCTCGATCAGGTTGGCCGGCGCGCCGTAGGTGACGAAGGTGTCCAGCGTGCCGAGCGGGAACGCGATCCCCTCCCCGGCCGGGATCAGGGTCTCGGTGGCGCCGGTCGAGAGGGTGACGGTGGCGTTGTATTCCTCGAACATGATCCCGGCGAAGGGGAAGCGCCGGCGGACGTCGTCGCGGAGCGGCTGGGCGCCGGTCGAGGAGTAGTACTTGTAGGCTTCCTCGACCTTGCCGTGGCCGATCAGCTTGTCGAAGAACTCCGGGCTGACGAGCGCCAGCGCCCCGGTCATGGTCTCGCCCTTGAGCCCGGTCTCGACCCGGCGCAGCACGTCGCGCACCTTGGCCTGGACGCCGGTGCCGGCGGTGCCGAGCGCGAAGTCCACCGCCTGCTGGGCGAGGCCGAACTCAGCCAGATAGTCGTAAAGCGTGGTGCCGGCGCCGTCCTTGACGATGCCCCTGAGCGCGTTGATCTCCATGTACTCCCGGGTCTGGGCGTGCTTGGCCCGCATGCGGGTCAATTTCCGCTCCATCACGGTCGCCAGCGGATCGGCGGCGTCGGCCACGCCGAAGCCGCGCACGCCCTGGACGTCCTGGGGGGTGACGGCGTCGTCGTGCGGGATCCAGGGGATGGTGAAGGAGCGCATCGACTTGGCGTCGCGGTTGGCGACGGTGGCGGGGCCGCCGAGCGGCACCGTGGGCAGCAGGTTCAGCACGCCCTCGGCCTGCTCGATGATGACGGAACGCTGGGTGACGCCCTCGAAGCGGAAGAGGCCCATCTGCCCGAGGCGCGTATAGACGTTGGGCAGGATGTTGATGGCCTGGGTCATCTCGGCCAGCGAGTAGCCGCCGGCGTCGAAGGGATTGGTCATGACGGTCATGGTCGGGATCTCCCAAGGACTGGAATGGACGAACGCGTCCGCCCGGAGCCGGGATCGGCTTCGGTTCGGCAGGCGCAACCGTGAGGGGAAGTCAGGCGCCCGGCGGCTACGCCGCCGAACTATCAGGCAGTAACGCGGACGACGATGCCGGTGGCGGCGAGCTGCGTCTTTTTGGCGTCTTTCTCGGCCGCCTGGTCGACGGAGGCGTCGAAGACGAGCGCGGCCTCGGAAACGATGACGGGGCCGCGGGCCACCGCGACGCCGATGGCGTCGCCGGCGCTGGCGTCGACCGCTTGGGTCAGCACCGCGACGGCGGTCTCGGCACCCTCGTCGCCGATGACGGCGGCGGCGGGCGAAAGGCGGTACTTGGCCGTTGCCGTGATCTTCCCGAGAACGGCGCCCAGCGGATAGCTGGTTCCGCCCTTGAGGATGACGGTCTCGCGGCAGTAGCTGGCGTTGAGCTCAAACTTGAGAAGATCGCCCAGGGTGGGCGAGGCGGTGAGGACGGGCATGATGGGGGCCTCCGGATTTCAGGGATGGGGGATCGGAAGTGGCGGCTCAGGCCGGTGCGCCCTTGCCGGCAGCTTCCTTGGCGCGCTTGACGATGGGGCTTTCGGCTGGACGTGCGGCGGCCGGCGCGGCGGCGACGACGTCGGCGGCGTCCGACCGGGCGGCCAGTTCGTCGAGCACCGAGCGGCGGAGCGCGTCGGCCCGCACGCCCTTGGCCATGGCCTCGGCGGCGTCGACCTTTAGCCCCAAGCGCGTGGCCTGGGCGGCGACGGCGGCCAGCTCAGCGTACTCGCCGCGCAAACGCTGTTCGACCTGCGCTATGTCGGGGACATTGGCGACAGGTTCCTGGACGGACGCAGCGTCGGGCGCGGGGGACACAGGTTCTTCGGAAATGGAATCGGCGGTCTGCATGGAAGCCTCCTTTCGGCTTTCGGTGGGACGCGCGGTCTTGCCGCGCGGTACGGGTTTGGGGGCGAGGGTGACGCTTAGATCGGCGAGGGCTT